GGCTAAACTCTTGAAAACTAAAAGACCGGTGCCGAAGGAATTGCCTTGCGATGTCTCTGGTCGTTTCGACTTCGATCGTTGCGCTTGCCATCTCGAGTGGAGACCAGTGCTTGTGTTTAACGAGGTATCGAATGAGTTTCTCACCTGTCTCCGTGTTAAGTTGGTTCGATGGATTGGAGACACGGGCGCAATACGCGATGAGATCTTGAGCATTTTCAATACCGATCAGATTAACAGGTTGTGTATATCCAATAAGGCGAGCTTTCATTATGCCTTTCCTTCCAAGCGCTTGAGCCACTCACGTCCACTACGCTTCACACGAATTTTCCTCTTATTCGTTTCATTCTTGTTTGGATTATCAATAGTAAACCAAACGTCTTTACCTTTACTCAGAGCATCCATCTTACGGAGCATGGTCAAAGCTGGATCTTTAACCTTTGTGCTGATTGAGCTCTTACGCTCACCTTTCGAGACATAGTGTTTACCAGAAGCTTTGCTTTTAGCCATAATTCATTTACTCCATTTTAAAGTCTTTGAAACGATTGTTCACTTCAGTCTTGTCAAACGTTGGTCCATCGTCAATAAGAGTCTGTTGCCCTTCATGTACATCGTACAGCTTCATTCTCGATCGATCAACACCAATGACAAATCTTTTCTTGTATGTTGGATCATTGTATCTATTCTTGAGTTGCTTGACGGCGAGTTGACCCATACCTTCCAGTTCTTCGGTTGAGATAAGAGCAAACATCAAGTCTGCTGTTGCGGGTAGTCCAAAAGACTCGGACGTGTCTTCAAGCCCAATGTCTGAGTTAGAATAACCAGAACGAGTCGTTTGCGTTGCAGAGATGATCGGTACGTCGAACTCGACAGCAAGGCCACGTAGTTCTTCAGCGATTGCTTTAATGTAGTTGTATGAGTTGATTGCACCGCCCATTCCCTTCATTCGACTTGACGCACAGATGTTAAGGTAATCGATATAGATGACATGTGGTATGAAAGACTTTTTCAACTTCAGTTCATTGAGCAAAGCTCGAAAGTGTGCGGCGTTTGCTTGACCAGTTGGATACTCTTTAATGATCAGCTTACCGTTCGTACGTCTTGACAATCCATGCACACGTTCAGCGAACATACTCTTTGGAAGATTTGCGATCTGATCGATAGGAATATCGAGCAAGTTAGCGTCAATACGTTCAGCGATACGTTCTTCTGCCATCTCCATCGTAAGATACAAGACGTTCTTACCGTCTGCTAGATTAGCAGCAGCACAGTGACACATAAACAAAGATTTACCAACACCAGTACCAGCAAGCACAATGTTAAGAGTCTTGTTCGGTAAACCTCCCTTCGTAATCTTGTTAAAATAGTCAAGATCAAAAGGAAGTCTTTCTTCGTCTCTGTGGTAGAACTCGTATCTCTCTTCAAAGTTTTCAATATAGTCGTGACCGATGTTGGCGTCAAACGATACCGCGAGCGCTTTCGTAAGAATGTCCGGTAACGCATTTTTCGTTAGACTCTGATGTTTGCCGTCAATGATGGTGATCGACTCCATGACGGCGTTATACAACGCTCGATCTTGACACCACTTCTCAGTCGTATCATAGAGCCATTGCTGATCAACCTTTTCGCCATCAAACAGTTGAGGAATAATCTCAACTGCATGACGATACTGTTCATCATTAAAGGACTCACTTTGATCGAGCTCGATCTTAAAAGATTCAGAACTTGGTAGCTTGTTGTATTTACCAACGAACTTACCAATTTCTTTGAATATTTGTCTGTATGTTCCCTCAAAATAATCAGGTTTTACAAAAGGCAAAACCTTTCTCATAAACTGTTCATTCGTAAGAATGTTTTTAATGATTGTTTGTTCGATGTTTGTTGTCATTCTTCTTTCGACTTGTTTAACGAAGTGTTGATAATAGACAATAATATATCAGCAGCGTGGATTTGTAAATCCGTATTTTCATTCGAAAGATCAAAATCTGGAGAAGAAATTAACTCAAAGTTAAAGTTAATCTCTCCATTTTTTTCATTCACTTGAAGAGCACCAAACTGAATGATGGTCTCAGTAAAGTATCCAGTCAAAATACGAACGTGCCAGTCTGTTTCTTCATGAGGTATTAATTCATAATCAACGTTTTCGACTAGTGTCATTCAATACCCTCATATGCGTTGAAAAGATCTTCACATCGAGCAATCCCAACAGCAACTTCTAGAATCTCTAGGTCTTCAACGATAATACCGTTGTCTGTATGAAGCAATGTGCGAGGACGGAGATCATTGGTTGAATCAGAGAAAGTCATTATTTGTTGAGCATAGACAAACTTTTCGAGATTGAGCAAATATCTATCGCCGTTCCAATCAGTTCCAGCTAACATAAGCCATCCAGCCACGTAAATACAATCCACTATACTTCCTCCTCTACGATGTCATCCATAGAGACCAGAGATTGATATCCAATGGAATATTGTTTCTTTAAAAAGTCTTTGAAGTCTGTCGTCTCAAAGATGGGATCCCAGAAATCTTTTTCTAGAGTAGTCTCGTATCTAACCTTTCCACCCACTTCACCAGTCTCTTTATTGACTGCTGCATACCATCCATTCGAAGGTTTAATAACGTAGCCACCAGCCAGAGCAACATCCAGCAGACCTGAATACTTACGCACACCCCCATCCCAAGAGACAGTAATAGGAATCTTAGACTTCTCTTTAACATAACGAGATTTCTCTACGTTGATCACAAAGTGATAACCTTGGATTTCAGTGCCCTTCTTGTCTTGCTGACGACCAAGGATCCAGATGTTGTCTGCAGAGTAGTAGATGCCGGTGCCGCCTGACACGATATCTTTTGGAAACAGACCAATCTCTTTGTATGTGTGATTGACTGCAATCATAGGAAGGTTCTTCATAGCAAGATAGGGTGTTGCCATACGGAACAAACCTTTGAGTGCTTTTGCGCGAGACATGTCAGCAACTGACTTCTCGTTTAGTGCGTCTTCCATTTCTTTCTTTGAAGCAAGGTTACCGATTGAGTCAATAACAACAATCACTTTCTCACCACGAACAATGTTCTCAAGTTGAGAAATCATATCAAACTTGAGCTCTTCAACGTTAGTGATTGGAGTATGCAGAACACGAGAAGTGTCAATATTGAACTGCTTGAAGTATGCTTGAGGTGAACCAAACTCCGAGTCATAGAACAACATTACTGCATCCGGATGAGCTTCCATATAAGCTGCAGCCATGAGTAGTGCGAATGATGTTTTAAAATGCTTTGATGGACCAGCAAGGACAGTGAGTCCTGGTGCTACACCACCATCAACAGAGCCAGACAAAGCGACGTTGACCATAGGAACGTCTGTTGGCACCATATCTTTTTCATTGAAGAATTTTGACTCAGAGAGCACTTCGGTATGAGAAAGTTTCGAGTTCTTCTTCAGCTTGTCCATAATTGATGACATGTAAATCTCCTGTTAACATAGTTATATTCTAACATACTATGCGACGATTGTAAATCATAAAAATTCTTCAAGTGTAGAAGGTTCGTCTTCACACCAAAAACTTCTCGTCTTATTATCTTGAATAGCGAATTGAGACTCAACTGTGAGTACACCATTACCCAAGAACATCTTAATGTTCTCCGCCATATCCATCGCTGTCGTAACGGGTACATTCTGACAGATCATGTTCGCGTTCTTACGTCCACCTACAAGCTGAAAGTCTTTTGGCATCTTCATGATTGCTAAAGCTTCTCGAATATTTATGTATCGATCTTGGTCTGGGTGAGTTAATTCGTATGGAAAATGACCAACAAAAGCGCCGATGTAATCTTTACCAACTTCTGTTGTTTTTCTCATGATGTTACCACCATCCTTGAGTTTTTCACCCATGCGGCGGCACTTGCGCGCGTGATTCTCGTATCCCTTGTCATCCATCCATTTTGCTACGTCAAAGTAACTTACGTTGTTGTCTTCAATGTAGTGAAGAGGATTTGTGGTCTTTTCAATTAAGTTGAAAAACTCAGTGTGTGAGATACCACCATGCATCTCTTCAAGAACAAACTCATAGAAAGGCTCTCTCGAAGGAGTCTTGTCGTTCGTAAGAGTTTCAAACATTGGATCGATCTCGTTCGTTGCAGCGTTACGAATCGTATCTTCGATCTTTTCATGTGGTCGATTGTAGTAATGAAAAATGGGAATCTCATTCCCTTTCCAGAAAAAGTAAAAAGTCCTGTCTCTGACTTGAGACAGGCCGTGTAGGATCGACTTCGTCTTGTATATACTGAACGTATATCCGTTCTTCTTTGCGATGGCACGAAGCT